CGCTGTCTGTTGCGCGCCAATGTGCTACAACAACACCGTTATCAGTGTTGCGCTCTAATGTTGAAATGTTCCAAGTTACTGCCATGATTATTCCTCCAGTGATGCGTTGTATGCAGCGATGACTGCGTCAGTATGCACAGCAGCACAGATAGCTTGTACCTCTGCTGATTCATTGCTGTAGTCCTGTCCTGCGACTACAGCATGTCTGTGATAGCCAGAGGATAGCTCTACGCCGTCCTCTAGGACTTTGGTGCAGGTTCGTACTTGTACTGCTTTAAACTCACCTACAATTTCAATCTTGTCTTCTGTTACTACTTTCTCTAAAGCCATTGTGTTACTCCTGTCTGTGCCTACCGTCCGATAGGCGTATGGTTATAATGCTTCGTATATTATTGTTGCAATAAGGTTACCAACTTGCATGTTGGCGTGGGTTGCTGCCGTCATAGTTCCTGATGCGTTTTGGTAATTAACAGTCATAGCGGTCTGGTTTGCGCCTAATAGCCCACCAAGATTCATATAACCCGCATCCCACGCGGATGCGTAGGTAGTTGTGCATGTACCATAGTTGTTAGTAACATTTACAGAAATAAAAGGTAGGCCAGAAACAATTAACGCGCCTGTTGCAGAACCTAAAGTACCTATGTCAAGGTGGAAGGTTGCGGTTACTAAATTACCAACCTTGGTATATCTTCCAAGCTGAACGCCATAAGTTCCAGTGCCTATGTTTGTAAAAGCAGGAGTCCAAGTACCCTCCTCATAATCATCTAGTGTATTAGCTGCATTATAAACACCTGTAGCAGTTCCAAGCGTTACACCTGCTGGGATAATGGCATGACCGCTGGCGTCTATGCGCATACGTTCTGATGTGCCATCACCATTAACAAAAGCTAAACCGTTGGAGCCGTTAAGTGTAGATAAGAAAAATCTTGCAGTACCGTTTTCGTTAAACCGTTGAGAAACTGCGCCACTGGTTGCGTTCAAGCCTAACACTACTCCAGTGCTACTGACGTGTAATGGAAAGTCTGGGCTAGTACCAATACCCACATTACCAGCGCCCGATAGAGTCATCTTAGGCGTAGTGTTAGCATTGGCATAAAAATTTAAGTTGTTGGTTGCGCCGTCAGTTGAGCCTATATCCCAGTAAGACGAAGCACCAGTGTTTTCAATGATTCGCAATGCTGAAGGCAGGTTAGCAGATACAGTCTTAGAGTAAGCGTTAAGAGTGGCAGCGTTAGTTGCTCCAGTGCCTGCTACAACTGAGCCTGATAGGTAAAGGTCTTGAAACTGTTGACCTGTCGCGCCTAAATCGGCATTAACTCCGTTTACCAAGCTGCCGTTGTACCTTGGGAGAATAGCACCATCACCAAAGTACAAACCTGAGCGCGAAACACCACCGTCAAGTGTTAATGCGCCTATGTTGTACCCAATACTACCTACGGTTGTGCCTTGTTGCTGTATTACAACTACGTCACCTCCGGTAGCGGCATTTCGAGAGAAAACAGCAGGAGCCGCGGCTGTTCTGTATGCCGCTATTGTTCCCGACGCAAAGATTACAGTACCATCAGTAGAGCCGCTAGGAGTAGACGGCGACCCCACAAGCACGTTACCGCTGGAATCTATGCGCATCTTCTCGCCATTCCCAACAACAAAACCTACAGGGTGTGCGGATAGAGAACCAATCTTTACATAATCATTACCTGCATCAGTGCCAGTAATCATTGTCTTTGTGCCATCACTAGCTTCGTAAAAGTTAGCTACAGCTCCTTTATTTAGATAAACACCAAGACTATTACCTGTGCCGTTACCGCCAATACCCACGTTGCCGCTGGAGTCTATGCGCATGCGTTCTGCTGCGTCAGTCCCTAAAATTAAATTAGAACCGGCGTTTCCTGCAAGCACATAAGCGTTATTACGCAAGTTAGTATTAGAAACTGCTGACCCACCAACGCCTATATACAAATCAGATGTGGAGTTAGCGTTAGTAAAGCCAGCATCAGAATAAAAAGTCGTACCATTGTTTTCTATTGAAAGTTTTTGATTAGGCGAACTAGTACCAATACCCAAAGACTCCGCAGAAGCATCCCAGAAGAACTTAGGAGTTGTGCCTGTGTCTTCGTAGAAGCTGATGTCTCCGTTTTCTAATGCAAGTAATATTTTTCCACCAGTTGTGTCAGTGCTGTTTTTAGCAACTTGAAATAAGCGAGAGTCAGCTTGGTCGTTATTTGAGTCAATGTTAATATACAAAGACTCGCCAGTATTTATAAACCCGTTTGTGCTTCCTGCTACACCTAAAACAAGTGCGCCTGAAGAACTAAGACCATCCACCGTGGCTGTGCCAGTTACGTCTATGCCTGTGGATGTAGTGTCTAAACGCTCTGCTCCATTCCAGAATAGTTTTACACCTGCATTAGCAACGGGTTGCACATAAACTTCACCGTTTGTCCTCTCAATCTGAAAAGAGTCAGAAATTATTTTTCCCAAGCCAGTGATGTTGCCAGTAACGTCTATGCCTGTGGAGGTAGTGGCTAGTTTTGCAGAGCCGTTGTAGTAAAAAGTACTTGCGTTGTTTTCTGCAAAAAAAGCGTGTCTATCACCACCACTGTCTAAGATTTCAATATTAGCCCCTTGCAAGACTAAGTTGCCAGTACCTACGTCTTTAACATAACTATTACTACCATCATGATAAATCTGTAGGTCATCACCAGCACCAAACGTAGCTTTGCCGTTGTCTGGTAAGGCAATGCCGCCATTGGCTGTGATTTCAGTAGTGAAGGTAGCCGTACCTACAACATTAAGACCTGCTGCGCCCCCCAAGATCAAGTCATCTTCTGACTCGTCCCAGAGCATGTAAGACCCAGAGGAAGCGCCAAAGAACTTAACATCATGCCCTGTATCGTTAACGCCTACAGTAAGAGTGGAGTCGAGTTGAGTAGCGCCATCAACGTCTAAGGTTCCAGTAACAAGTGCTGTACCAGAAACATCTAGGTTACCGTTAAGGTCTACAGTTGCAGTGGCGATTTGAATTTCTGTATCCGCAACAATATCAAGTTGCCCGTCAGCACTAGAGTTAATGTATATAGAAGCGTCACGGAATTGAACTTTTTGAGCGGCGTCTACATCAATATCGTTTGATCCGGTGGTGTTGCCGTTGGCGAGGACTTCTGATAGTTCGTTATTAGCGCCTACTTGACTGTCAACGTACGCCTTTACAGACTGTTGAGTAACAAGTTTAGTAGCACTGTCCGACGCCATGTTATCTTCGTCAAGAATGCCTGTAACTGTTGTTGCGTCAGCACCTTTTAGGGAGGCAAAAGTAGTAAGGCCGGTGATAGTAAGAGTGCCCGCAGAGAGCGTGACTACATGATCTACGCCTTCTAGTACGTTGGTACCGTCGCAGTACACAAGCATTGTTTTGCCTACGGGGACTGCAATACCAGAGCCAGAGGCTGTCTTGACGGTAATTACTTGAGCCGTGCCGTTTTTAACGATGTACGTTTTGCTTAGAGCCGGACAGACTACGCTACCTGCTCCGGTTAATGCCGTACCTGTGTCGGTCAAAGACAACATGGCTGCACGAGATTCAGCGGCAGTACCATTGGCGGTAGTCAGAACGTGGGAGTTAGCAGCCCAAGTGTTTACGACTGAGCGTCCGGCAATAGCCTGCTCGATCATGGAGGTTATGTTATCGTTTACTACATCTCCCCATGTACCACTAAGTTCGCCCTGCACGGGGAGTGCGAGTTTTAGGATCGGAGTATATTGCGTTGTCATCTGTTCAACCTCATGCGGCTATATTTTCCCAATTCGGGTCTTGTGTGTTCGATACCCCACCCCACGTTAGAGTCTGACTATCGTCTATGTTCTGCCAGTTGGGGTCTTGTGTGTTCGATACCCCACCCCATGTTGGAGTCTGACTATCGTCTATGTTCTGCCAGTTGGGGTCTTGGTTGTCATCAACTTTACCCCATACTAATACTTGTCCTACATATACTACCGCATATAGTCCAATTACGGAAATGTCTGCGTCAGCGGTAGTTACTACCGTACCTAGTTCGGCCTCTGCCTTTAACCCAGTAACAGGTATGGTTACACCTACTCCGATGGCAACAGTACCTAACACTGCTTCTGCGGCTACGCCTGTTACAGATACATCCGCTTCAGCGTCTACGGTTAGTGTACCTACAGCTCCTTCAGCTACTACCCCTGTTACGGTAGTGTTTGATTCTGCGTCTACTGTAGCTGTCCCTACAACCCCATCAACTTCTACGCCTGTTACTGCTAGGTTTGCTATGCCCGTTGCAGTTAGTGTACCTACAGCCCCGTCAGCTACTACGCCAGTTACTGCTACATCTGCTTCTGCATCTACTGTAACGGTACCTAAAGCAGCAGCTCCGGCAACGCTGGTAACCATAACATCTGATTCAGCGTCAATCGTAGCTGTACCGATACCCCCAACAGCTTCTACGCCCGTTACGGATAGGTTTGCTGCCGCATCGACCGTTACAGAGTTTACCGATCCTTCTGCGGCAACGCCGTCAACCGATACTATAGTTAGGTCGGTACCCCAAGCCGTTTGGCCCCAAGCACCGGCACCCCAGCCTACGTATTCAACAGAAGACGGCATATAACTACCTTATGGAGTAGCGATACGTATAATAGCGTTTGTAGCATCTGCTGCGGGGAACTGCACAGTAAAGTCGCCAGCGGTAGAGGTTTTATCCCCTCCGAAGTCTAATACTGCAACCGCAGGGTTTGTACCACCCACTTTGTAAATAAGAGCGCCGCGAGCAGTGATGGTAGCATCAGTCCATGTAGTGTCTGCAAAGTCTAAGAATGCAGTGGTACCAGACGAGGCAGGGTTAGCGGAAATAGTAAGTGTATTTCCTCCCGCAATATAGTTTGTACCTGACACTTCGTTAGTGGTAGCGTACGCAGTAGTAGCGGCACTTAGAGTTACGCTAGACGTGTACAACGCGATTTTAAAAGTCTGTGATGTGTCACTACTAAAATCCATCTCTCCGTCTAACAGAGCGATTTTAAAAGAAGTACACATTGCTTGTGTTATAGCCATTTTTTAGTTCCTCAACTAACTGGTGTTCTGAATTGTCCAGAACGATATGTATCTTCACGTAGCTTACCGTCACCAAGATTCTTTAATAACCCTATAGACAACCCAAACATTTTCTCGTAATTAGATACAATATCTGGTTCGCCTTTCATAAATCGTATTGCTTCTACTAGCGCACCGTTTAACAGTGCGGAGTCAAATTCATCTCCCAGCCACGTAGTCCCTGCGGTAACTATAGTCTGAGGGTAATACCCGTAGTGAAGTTCCATACTATACGCCGCATCAGGGGTAGGCCCAAGCATGAACGAGTCGTCATCAAAGTACGCGTAATGTTTTGGTAACCCAGTGCCTGAGTTATTAGGATAGGCTTCGCGTATAAAATTAACGTCTTTGTTCAGAAGGAACGTATAGTTGCCGCTGCCGTCTATAACCGCCAAAGAATATGACCACAAAAAGTCGGAAGGCATACCTAGATACTGATTACCGTTAGATAGCGTACCCGTAACATTCTTACGTAGCGCGGGTATCTGAACTGAGTTATATATCTTTTGCTCTGCCTGTTGCGTAAACATAGCAAGCTGGTCATCTGTGAATGTGTTCTCACAAATGTCTTGGATATTAGCTTTCAGTTCTGTGTAATTCATAGTTTACGCCATTGGGCCGCGAGCCATAGTACCTTTAATCGCCGCGCCAGTGCCGCGCACTTTAATGCCAGAAGTCTTAACGTCCTTCATACAGGGCTTACAGCCGCTAGAGTAGGACTGCACGCCTTTGGCTTTAATTACTTTTACTTCTTTCATTATCTCGTTCCTATTAAGTTATTACTGTAACTTGCCCTATATTACCAGCTATTGTTAGCGCGTTGGGAGTTAAATTATAGGGATCAAACCCTCCGCCTACTGGGTTCCAACCCCACTGGGTATCTCTACTGCTGTGATCTCCTGACTCACCTAAACTAGTATCAGGACGCGGATCACGTAATGCTTGGGGATCGTGTACTGGAAATTCCCCTAATCTGTTCTGTGGTTGGTCTTCATTCCAACACTCAGGACACGCTTTTATGTTAGTGTCTCTATTCTTAACTATGAGGCTCTTCAACTCTCTTAGTTTGTACTGGAATCCACACACATCACATAGAGCAATGGCTTTGTTACTGGAAGCAAACTGAGTGCCCATAGTTATACATACCCTATACGAGGTACAAACCTAGCCGAGGTCTTCTCCCTATCTTCTCCTGCGGCCATCTCAAACTGCTCGTCGTACACAGCTTTTAACAAAGGCACTCGATCAATCATTTCAGGCAGTTTCATAGCTATATAATAAGCTAATCCCGCCACCAGACAAGGAAAAAACCTAAAGTTCATATCTGAAGTCTGTATACCACTACCCGCATCTTCGATTCTACGCATACGCCAGTAGTATAAAACATAATCGTTATTGTCAGGTATAGGCCATAAGTTAACTTTAGGAGCGTCGCGTAAACGCTCAATATACATTTGTATAGGTCTACCTTGTGTTAACTTGTTAGGGATAGACGCGTAAGTACTCACACTAATACGACTTAGGGTGAGATCAGATTGAGTTGCCGCGTTGCCACTACCCGTGCGTATCTGTTGTTCTAATAGGTCTATAGTATCTGCGGGGAGATCATATTGCGTCTGCCCTTTGACTAGGTTTATAGTGCCGCTGTCTATAGTCCACATGTTAATGCCACGGTTCTGCCACTCAATAGTAAGCAGGTTCATAGATCGTCTCGCAGTGCGAAGATCATAGCCAGAACGCATCTCACGTCCCGCACGTTCAAACGCCTCTTCAGCGATCTCGGTGAAGTCCATGTTAAATGCTGTAGTGCCTGATGTAGCCATTATTTACCCCACCCTGATTTAGCTTTGACTTTGGCTTTGCTAGAGAGCTTGCCATAGTGGAACAATTTTTTAGATGTTTTAGACATACTTTTTCCAGTCATAAGAGTTCCATCGGGGTGTTTGTGTAGCCCGCCCTTATACTCTTTACCGTCTTTTAAGTAGTGCTTAACACCCATACCCATTACTTTTTTCTCCTCTTAGTAGCGGATACACGCCTAGGTTTACCCGCTGGTTGGCCGAGGCTCTTCTTCTCAGCTACCTTCTTTTTCTTCTCGGCGCTAGACATCTCGCCAGAGGTCTTAGGAGTCTTCTCAGATACCCGTTTGCTAGGACGGCAGTATGGAGTGCCACGCCCGTCCCCTTTCTTTCGACCACAAGCCTTACCAGTGCTAACGTCTTTCCAGTCCTCTTTGAACCACCGCTTTAACGAAGCACCTTTCTCTGTCTTGCGTATCTTCTTACGCATTACTTACCAGCCTTTTTCTTCCGGCATTTAGCAATGGCTCCCGAGGCGTATGCGGACGGGAACACTTTATACTGCTTCTTTACCTTCTTATAGCACGCGTCTTTTACAGTACCGCCTTCCTTGTACCCACACGCGCTAGTCTCTTTGCGGTAATAATTACGCATTAGCGCATCTTACAAACTTTGCCGCCACGAGCCATACCGTAGCCCCGAACTTTAGCCTTTGGCTTCTTAGTCATACCACCAGCCATCATTTTCTTAGCGGGTTTATTCTTTGACTTTTTATCAGCCTTTGACTTCTTATCCATTTTTAATGCGGCTATAGCCTCTTTAGCCCGTTCGTCAGACATAGGGGCTTCGATAGCACGGCGTGGGGGCTTCGCAGGCATATCCATCGCGACGTCTTTCATAACTTCCCCACCTACTTCGTACGCCTTGGCCATTCCGCCAGCTTTCATCTTGCCCTTGCCGTCAGCCGCATAGTCGGGAACCATCTTACCGTCTTTCCCCTTGACCATGTTTAACTTTCCGCCTTTACTCATCATTTGTTTTGACATAGAACTTCTGTCCATTTCACTCACCATTTAACTTTGTCGGCCCAGTAAGCTGCGGAGGATTTACCCTTAGCAATGTTCTTACCATGCCTAGATTTAAAAGATTTGCGCTTCGCTTTTGCTTTTGCAGACTCGCCTTTCTTAGGTTTGCCCGCAGTGCTAGCGCCTTGTTCACCAAAACGTATGACCTTCTCCTTACCATTCTCACACGCTTTAACTACGTGAGATTTCTTGGGGTGAGAAGGCGTGCGTTTGGGGGAGTTGCAAGACATACTCTTCTTGTCAACTTTACCCCCTTTAGCGTAGTAATTACGCACGTTAACTATAAAACACTGTAATAGCGTCGATATTGGTAAACTCAGTAATGAAAACATCATCCTGAAAACGCACCCCATAGTCGGGTATGTTAATGGAATGAGAGTCATTAGCTTCAAAATCAATATCTAGGAGAGTAGCTCCACCATCGCCATCGGTTATAGTGAGCCGTCCCGCACCAGTGTTATTAGTCAGTACTTGTACTTGCCTTACTCGCGCTGGCCCTACAGCTACCGAACCTACATCAGTAATCCGCTTTGCGGAAACATCAGAGTTACTAGACATAAATGCCTCCTATTAGCTGAGTGCCGCGCCAATAGCAGTTACCCAAGCAGCGCCAGTGTTGATTACGATGCAGTATTCGTTGTTACCTACGCCGTTATCGCTGACCATATAAGTAGTACCTACAGCAACATCACCAAAAGCTGGGAGGTCAGCAGTAGCTACAACAGGGATTTGAAAGCCATTATCCGAACGGACTGGGCCTGAAAAAGTGGTTTTAGCCATTATAAAGTTCTCACATGTGAGTTAAGGCAAATCTGTCTACATGTCGTCAGTCGGGTCTGTCAGATTCACCGGATTGTTTCCCGATATAGGAGAACATATCACAGTGTGTATGTTTAAGTCAAACATAAAAAAGGGGGCCGAAGCCCCCTTAGTACAGCATGTTACTAAGCTATTAAGCGCCGGGTGATCCGTAGATACCCAGTGGATCGGATACGCCGAATGAATAGCGTTCACGAGCCTTGTAACGGCTGTTGCCGGTATCAAAGTCAGCGTCCATAGAAGTAGCCATTGGGCTACGAACGAAGTGCTTCAAACCGTTAGGTACGTCAGTCATCAGGAACCAGCCATCAGTATCGGTCAGGTAATGGTTTACTGCGTAACCTTGTGGTACAGCGCCGTTGTTCATAATGGCGTTGATGTCGTTGTCAGCAGTTCCTACGCGACCTTCAGTCTCAAGCAAACGAGTTGCAACAAACTGTAGGGAAGGTGGGAGAATTAGCTTCTTAGGCTTGGCCGCGATCAGAAGACCACGCTCATCGGTATAGCCAGCAATCTGAATGATAGCTGCTTCCAAAGAAGTTTCGTTGAGGTCAGCCGCAACAGCAGGGCGGTTAGAGTTAACTCCACCGTTAACCAGAGGGTGAGAAGTAGAGCATAGAACCTGCCCATCACCGTAGGTAGTGCCAGTAAAAGCGTTGTTCAGGATGTCCGCTGCTTTAACCTGCTTGGTGTACGCCATAGCGCGAGCCAGTGCTTTGGTATAACGAGATGACAGAGAGTCATACAAGTTATCTTCAATCGCTTCTTCAGTGATTGAGAAACCCATTGCAACAGTTTCGTGCGTGTAACGTGCAGTCCATGCTTCCTGAGCATTATCATACTCAATTGCAGAACCTTCTGACTTAGTTGGGGCAGAGCCAAAACCAGACAGTTTAGTTTCTTCTTCAAAAGAACGGTCAGAGGTTTCAGTCTCGAAAATCTCTTTGTGCTCTTCGCCATATTTCGCGTACTCCAGACCGAATAGTGCGTTTAGTCCGGGGAGTAGCTCTTTAAGTAATTGACTTCTTGAAATAGCCATCTAGTTATTCTCCTACGATGCCTGTACCAAACTGGTGGTACGGTAGGTTAAATTTAACCAAGACATCAGTCTTAGCGTCGCCAATGGCAGAACCAGCTTTAGTTACAAAACCGATTACTTTAAACGCCTTAGTTGCAGTCGCAGTAGTAGCATCGATTGCAATGTTAGACTTACCAGTGGTGGTGTTTACAGAAGTCAGAGCATTCTGCGCACCAGTCAGAGGGGCATTATGGCCAAGAGCAGTCTGAGCAATCGCGCCATCAGCTTGTACTTGGAAAGTTACGCCCGGATCAGTTACTACATAAGCAGTAGCGTTAGCAGTGCCTGTAGGGTAGTACTGAGCAAAAATCAACTGACCTTCAGCGTTGATGTATTCACAACCAACGAACACACCCAGAGCACCGATACCGTTGCCGCCAAGGTTGTTAGTAGTTGCGTCTGCACCAGTGCCAGAAGCAAGTTGGAC